CACAGTTGGTCACGACTTTATGTTCAGTGTCTTCACCTGGTTCAGAATCACCGCCATCAATTTCTTCATGACGACCACGAACCACGACTTCAACTGCATCAACTTCACCCGTGTCATCACGTTGATAAGCACCAGTAAAACGCATGTACACGCCATCGATCTTTTCCATACCATACTGGCGTAATGTGAGCAGGTCTAAACCACCGAATGTGGATTCAAGCACCAAGCCATCATCAGACATACCCATGTCTGTCTTGACCGTGCCATTCATACCGCCACCACGGTAGTCTTCAGTCTTACGACCTAATTTAGGTAAAACCACAGTTTTGATTTCACCTAAATAACTTTCACCTTCATTAAAAAGGTTCATGTTCTTGAGTTTGCTAGGTAATCCCATGCGTTAATTCCTTATGCTGTAATCGAAGCAGCGAAATCAGCCAAATAACGGTCTGTAATGCGCTGACGGAAACGAAGATCTTCAAGCGGTGGCACTGGCGTATAGTCGTAATCGATATTTGCTTGGCCAGCTTTTAAAATATCTTTTGGATTGGCTTCAGGATCGAACCAGGAATCACCGCCCATGAGATAGCCAAGACGTGTCCATTCACGCTGTTTTGACTTGATACCCTCAATCATGTCTGTGAAAAGTGAGCCATGCATGGGTTTATCGACTGCCCACATATGCGCTTCAGCAATCGTATCTGCCATGATTTGAGCTGTACGTGTGTAGTTCTCGAATGGGAATAAAGGATCGTCTGAACAAGTACGTGAGCCCCAGAAACGGAAGCCTTCGTGCTGAATCAAAGTGGTGATTTGATTGCTATTGAGATAACCTGCATCAGTCGCAGGGTCTTGCAGATCCCAAGTTACATCGGCATCGATACCAGTGACACCTTGAACAGCAACGTTTGATAAGGTTTTGTGCCAGCCAATTTCATTGTCGATCTTGGCACGTAAGCCCATGGCACATGCCACCGCTGGAACGGTTTCGGTTTGTGCTGTATCGACATTGAACGCCACAAAGTTCGGCCAAATGATCATGAGTTCACGTGAAGCGAATGCGTCACGATAAGCCACGACTTCTTCTTTAGTTTGACATCCCCATGCATAGGCATAAGCAAAGGCACGAAGTTTTGGTGCAATGACAGCAAGTTCAGTGGCTACTGCTTGAGTATCAAGACCAGGTGCGCCAATGATACGTGGCTGAACACCCAACTTGGTTTTTGCTGTGAGTAGTGCTTTTAAGCCAGTGTATTTGCCTTGTGCAGTTACTGTACCCACGACATTTGCAGTTTGGGCAGCTTCTTCTGCAGCAGCTGCCACACGAACCACCACACAAAGTGAATTGGTTTGATTGGCCATCGCTTGAAGTGCAGTTTTTAATGTGCCTTGTGTGCCAGCTTTGGCCACAGCAGCTTGAATGTTGGTGAGTAGTACTGGTGTATCCAATGGGAATACAAGTGGATCTGCATCTTCTGCAGTCGCAACTAAGCCCTGAACAGCAGTTGCAATGGTTCGGATTGGTCGGGTGCCTTCATTAATTTCTAAGACACGCAGACCGTGGTGATAATCTGCCATAAAAAAAGCCTGTTATTGGAGGTTTTAATTCAATAGACAGGCTTGCATTAGTTTAAGGCAGTGTTAAGTTTCGGAAATTGTGAAACTAGGTTTATACAATTACAAACTATTTGGCGTTAATTAAAGACATGACATCGGGATTTTGTGCTAAAAATTCAGCCAGTTTTTCTTCAGGTGATACTACCTGCTGAACTTCAGGCTTTTGGATCAGTTCCCACTTAAAGCCATTCCAACGTGGCCATTGGTCTTCTGGCCATTCGGATGGTGGTGCAGTTTCGACACAACCTGCAGGGATGGCAAATACACCAGGTTCAAGCGGTGATTCATCTGCCAACGTTTCACCGACAAATAGACCTGAATAATTGGTTTGATACACGGTAATCTGGTTCATGTTTCATTCCTTAATAGCGTATACAAGCTAATAGTGCATAGTTACGTGGTCGAGTTTCTACACCACCTGCTTTTTGAGTTACGTTATCAGGTTGGTTAATGTAATCAACACCACGATCACCATAAAATAAATGACCTCTGGTATAACCTTCACGACCTGTGTTGATAATATCGTGGTCATGAGATCTAAATTCATCCGTTTGCCAACTACCAAAGACACGACCAGCGTCAACCCCACGACCGTCATCCCATCCCCGTAAGAATTCACCACGCAGATCAGGCAATCTAAAGGTATTTACACCATCGCCTACACCGAAAGTTGTGCCGATAACTGAAAATAGATCTGAGTACGCTGTACGAGAAATTGTTGCACCGTTACATTTTAACAATCGATATCCAGTTGGAATATTTGTTGCAGCCAACATGATGACAGTACCAGGAGGGCAGTCATTATATTTTGCTTCATCTGCACTCATGACACCCAAGTTTTGACGTGCCAATGGCTTATTTAAAACATCTGAAAGATTATTTTTTTGTGCCAATGGGTATGGAGCAGCACCCAAAGGTTCATTTTGAACAATCAGGATCTTCGCACCAGGATAAGCTTTGCCTAAAGTAATCCGTGTTGCTGTCGTTGCAAGCCAACCGTCAGCACCGGATTTATTGGTAATACGGTCGCCATTGATATAGACAGCAGCACCAGTGGTGGTTGTTTCACTCAGATCTACAATGAGTTGATCAGCCACTAATGACTGTTCTTCTTCAATCGTGTTGACAAATACGTCAGCAGATCCAGCATCTGCCCATTCAGTATCACCATCGACATTGGTTTTTTTCTTGAGTACTTGGCCAATGGTACCGCCTGGAAACATATTAGCAGGGGTCAGTGTATTCAGGATCCATTGATGTGTTGCGATAATCACATTCGGGTCGAAGTTCAATTCAAGTACTTCAGGGTTTGAAATTACAAATGGAATTCGATAAACCGAATCTTGTGTGACACCTTCTGCAAGTGTTGGCTTATGAACTTCAGGTGTATTACCAACCAGTACCATATTGCCATTACGGTCAAATAAAGCAATTTCACGAACCACAAAGCCTTCAACAGTCACTGGAATAATCATTTCAGCAGTGTATTTGTTTTCGTTTTCCGGATCTTGATAAATGCGGTTAATCGTTGCACGGTATCGTTCACGCACCAAGTGAGTCATAGACTCAATCGGTTCAATTGAATTTCCACCGCCATCACCTACGGCAAAGTGAGTGATTTCAATGGTACGTTGTTGGCTGATAGCTTGGGAAACGAGTGCAAGGCCAGTGGTGGTGTAAATTGTTTTATAGGTCATTTTTCATACTCTTAAATAAGTTTAAATCGACTCTAAGAACTTTTGAACTTTTCGAGCAATGATCTTGTGCCCTTCGTCGTTGGGATGAAGTCCATCTGCTGATCCCCCTGTTGGCGGGGTGAAGTAAAATTGATTGCCTGCATAAACCCATACCGGAAGATTTGACTCATGGTAAAGATCAAGACACGGAATAGATAAATGATCTGCTGTCTGCTTGATTACTTTAGCTAATTGCTCTAGCGTAAAACCGCGGCTATTTGGTGCAGCGTTGCTTCCGTAGTTATCCGAGCGCGGGAGAGGTGTGAATACCGCAATGCGCTTGTTATAGAACTTTGAAACAAGTTGGGATAAACATAAGTAGACACAACCAGCAATTGTTGTGTTGTCTGTATCACCAAACATTCCAAGTAGCTTGGTATTACCTGCATCAGAGTTTTGCCAATCGTTTGTACCAAAAAACACTGTTACATAGTCGGGGTCTTGAGTCACAGTGCTTGCGACATTAAAACGCCCATAATATCCAGAACCTGATTGTCCGTAATTATGGATAGTCATGCCGCCAACATTATCAGACACATACGCATGATAGTTTTTATTCGTTCTGAAATTTACTTCAGTGATGGAGTCACCAATAACTACCCATTTTTTATCTTTTAGTGGCGACACAATAGACCCGGTTACTTTGTCGTCTACTGCTTTGATTAAAGCTCTAGCATCCTCATCTTGAACTTTTTTACCTTTGATTTTGTTCACAATTTCTTTATATGCGGTGCTATCCGTGATAGATGTACCCTCATTCACAACTAACGTGTTGCGAATGTCGAAAGATGAAGCTACTTTTACGTTGAGCAAAGCAAATTTAGCTGTACTGTCGGCAGGCACAGTCAAGGTTTTCACAGCAGGATCGGATGTTGCAACCAGCATTCCTGTGGCATTTGTTCCAGTGCCAGAACCAACTACATTGTCCGCTTTTAGCATTAAGCTGAAATAGCTCGCATTAAAATTGCCTGGCTTGATTGCATACGTCTTACCAGCTTCAATCGGGAAAAACCCTACTGCCGAATCAGCATTAACAGCGAAATTCACTGTACCAATGACGATGTAAAAGCCGTTAGTATGCTGTGAGTACAAGTTCCCCGACTTAACTACCACTAAATCTGATTCTGCAATATACGGTTGAGCTTTTATTTGTTTGATTTCTTCCCGGGCCTTCACATCTGCGACATTAGCACCTCGAATTTTTTGAACCGTTTCCTCCCCTGGGTCAGTTGAGGTGATAGCTGTGCCTTCATTCACCACGAAGCCAGTACGTACATCAAAACTGCTTGCTACTTTTACGTTGATTAAGGCAAATTTTGCCGTGCTTCCTGCTGGAACCGTAAAGGTTTTAACGGCTGGATCTGCTGTTGTCGAAAGTGCTGCAATGGTTGATGTTTGTCCAACCGCGGTATTGTTGTTCGCTTTAAGACCAACAAAGAAATAAGAGGCTGCGAAAGACGAAGACTTAATAGCATAAGTCTTACCAGCTTCCACTGGAACTACGGCTAGAATACTATTTGCGTCAGTAGTTACAGTGCCACCGTTATGGATGTAGACACCCGCCACATTATTTGCAGAGTTATAGGTATTCCCATATTTTGTGATAGGGAGAGATGTATCTGTATAGTTTTTAGCTTGTGTTAGTGGATCATAAGAGCTTTTCGTTAAGCCAGTACCATCCCATCTGTTATTTCCAATACCCCAGCTACCGACCCCAGTAGTATTTACTTCATTAATTACAACTGTACAATTCAAAGGTAAAGATGCTTTTAAAGCATCAAACTCAGAATAAGTACCAAATTCGTAAATACCTTGAACGATTTCATATTTATTTGCTTTTTGCTGTTTTAGATATTCAGTACGTGCAAGCAATGCTGTGGCTTGTTCATTCATATTTCCATTCGGACCACCGCGTGCAAGTTCAATACCGATTTCACGGACTGGAACCCATGCAGCTTGAGCTTCTAAATTTGGCATTACATATCTACTCCATTTAATTTTTTTGTACCGTCTAATAACCACGTTCCATCTAAATAAAGACCACCTGCAGCTTTTACAAACTCAGATTCATGACCAGCCTGTGTCATAGCATTCACTTGTAAATTTGATGGGCTTTCCAATAAGACAGTGGTGTCAATTAAGTGCGAACGTAGATTTTTATAAGCACGAACCACTTTGAATAATTCTTTGTAATCAGTGACTGAAACGCTGTCTTGACTGGTTTGGATGAAAAGCTTGAATGTGTATGGCTTACCCACTGGCACCATGTTGAACCATTCTTGGACGATCACTGGAAAGCCTAACGAGTTCAAAGCAACTTCAAGTGATTCAACTGTGCCTTTAATGGAATGGTTATATAGTGAAGTTTTAATCACTTGACGTTTCTGTTGATCCGACCAGCTTTTATTCCATACATCGACTGAACGTTCCCAAGCTAACCAGGGCAAAACTTCAGCTGGTGCAGTCATTGGATCGTTAAAGCTACGGATATTGATTTCGACATTTGAAACACGTGCAAATGCAGCTTCAAAATTCATTTCAAACTTGGTGGAGTTTGGGGGCAAGAGCTTATTCATACAGTTGCCCTCACAATATTGATGCCAGTGCAATGTACAACTTGTCCAAGTGAGGTATCAATATTGCCTGCAGGTGAAATTAGGTTGACTCGACTAACACCGGGCTGATGCAATGCTTGATAAATTCCTGATAGAGAAATGCCGTCATTAAATGAGTGACTTTTTTTTGTATATTCTTGGGCTGCCTTATAGCAGCTGTCTAAGACAATATTTTCATCTGGACCTTCATCAATAAATATCTCAGCATCAATGCTGTAATTTAAAATCGATGCTGAATAAATGATTGGCTTGTCTGTCAAAGGTCGTACTGACTTGGCATTTAATGCAGCACTTACAACATTGAGTAAATCTTCTGGTGCAGTACCATCACTTTCATTTGAAAGAACATAAATATTGCAAATGCCAGTTGGATTGCCGGTTTCATCTAATGGGGCGTATGGGTAAATGTCTTTGACACGTGGGTCAGCATTTAAACCGTGAAAAATATAAGATCCTTCACTGCCTGCAGTCGTTTGACCTTCAGGTGCAAGTTGCACACGTTTACGCAAAGAATCATTAGATTCTTTGACTTCAGGTGTATTTTCTGTGGCTGGGCTAATAATTCGACGTTGAAGATTTCGTTCAGCTGCTTTGTGATCAAGATCATTGTCTTTTGCAAATGCAAGCAGTACTGCCAAAGCCTGTTCATTAGATTCTTTACGGACCAACATTTCACGATAAGCAAAAGCTTCAGCAAGCTTCATTGCTGGATCTGACTCAAGATAACGTTGAAAATTTGGCTGAACTTCTTCCATGCGCTGATAAAAATCTTCAAGACCTTCTTTTAAAATGGTCTCAAAATCAATCTGACGCACCACATCAGGTGGATTCAGCTGTGATAAATCAATTTCGGTTAAATTTGAATTTGCCATTTGTTGATCACTTATAAAGTTGCACCAAGATCCAATGGGATTTTTAAAGATTGGTTTTGATTGTTTGAAGTCATGGTCAGATCTAAATCAAGAACATGACGACCACCTTCAGATTCATAGAGAGAAATTGAATTTGGCATGACACGTGGTTCCCACTGCAAAATGGCATTTGCTGTGGCAGCTTTAAGCTGTAATGCCGTAATTTCATTAAAGGGTGCATCAATCAGCTGTGGAATAAGCGAACCATATTCACGACGCATGACACGTGAGCCAATTGGCGTGGTCAAAATATCGTGGATAGATTGACGGATCTGATCTAATTCATCGGCAACCATTGCGCCTTGCTCACGTGACATCATGGAATTGGTTCTCCAGAAGTTCCCGAACCAGGTTGAACACCTGAGGTCTTATGATTTTTCAGGCTGATATCTCCAGCAGTGACATCATCTTCAGTGCTGAAATGACCGGTTGAATGACTGGATCCTTGCACAAGTTGACTGCCACCTACGGTATGATTGCCACTAATGACTGTGCTGCCATTGGTGGTTTGATTACCGTTTAGGGTTAAATCACCATTAATAGTTGTATTTCCATTCACAATTACACCACCATCAGCAGTCAAAACAGCAGTACCGCCACTTGGTA